ATTTATATTTGCGCCAATATGTTCAAATCGTTTTGCATAGCGTTTTAAAGCCTGCAAACAAACAACAAGAGAATCATCCGCAAGAACAGTTCCGCCAGATGTAACAGATAAAGCATCGAGCGTACTGCGGGTTAATTTATCAACATCCCCTGTTGTTTTGCTAGTGCAGAAAAAAGGCGCGTTATTTTTTAAAATTTCTGCATTTTTACCCGTTCCAAAATGGCTCTTAGGGCGCGGCATTATAAATTCAATAGAAACTTGCACGGGTTCATTGAATGGGTTGCCTGCAAACGCTTCGAGCGCCGCGTGAATAATATCCTGACGCCACGGCTTGACCCTTTTGCTTGATTCCATAAAAGCGCCATATCTTGTCAAAGTTTTTGAACCCTGCGGCGCGGGTAAACCTACAACACGAAATTCAAGTTCTTTCATTTTTTATTAAATTTTTTGCGTTGTTTTTCCATATATTTTTGAAATTTTTTTGATGCTCTAGCAAATTGTTTGTCGTTAAGCATGACATATCCCCTGCCACTTCCATTTGAATAAATAGATGGCTTATCTGGTTCTAATTTTCCATACATAATAAATTGCATCAAAATCCCCCCTGTTCAGAATCAAATCTTTTCCACGCCTGTGACCAAGCATAAGCGCAATCTATCGTATGTTGATCTTCGCCAACTACACATCTATTTGGTCTAGCCCAAATCGTTTTGCAAACGTCAGGGATTATTTGGTGATGTTCCGCAAGCGCTTCAAGATAGCTTCCCATTTGCGCATCTGTTGAATAAGGCTTGGCGTACTTCTGCGATTGTGTTTTTAAATCAATCAGCATAAGTTTTTGCGATTTATTATCGTAACCCAGAAGATCAAGTTGACCACCGACAGATTTTTCAAGATCGCAAAGCATATATTCAACCGCCCACGGCTCAAAATTTTCCCACAGTTCCAAATCCATTAAAGGTTTAATCCAATCTTCATAATCGCCCATTTCAATTTTATCGTTGCCTAGCATCCGCTGTTGTAAAGCATAATGCGCTGTTTCTCCCCGTGGTTGCCATTTATGACGATAGCGTTCAATGTTTTCTAATTGTTCAGGAGTTTTTGTATTGCAAACTTGAGTTGTCGAAAATGCAAGCTGTTCGCCTGTTGGTTCCCATATGTATTTATGGGTTTTTTCTATTCTTGCGATAGGTAGCGGCGGAAGTAATTTTTTCATGCCACCGACATCCCGCAAGGCGTCACAAAATATATCCTTGCTGTTCGGCCACTTCGCGTAGGGCGTCTTAAAGGTTTCCCTGTTGATGAATCGAAACGATGCTGAAGAAACGCGGGTTGACATTTTGACAAGTCATTAAGACGGGCGGATGCTGTTTGATGCTTCATCCCAAGTATTTGTTCAACTTCATCACAAGTCAGCCCATCTTCATAGTTTCTCACACATCGTAAGACCTCAAGGCACATCCCGTTTATTTTGTCTTTAATAGATTCAGCGGCATCTTTTGATGTTTCTGTTTCGTTGCTTGGAACTACAGTGTAGTTAAAAAGTGGTAGATCGTTAGTTTCCATTTGTTTTTTTCGGTTTAGGTTGTTTCCAGAATTTGATAAGCAGTTCTAGTTCTGCTATACGAATTTTTGCTTTGTCGATCTTTTCGGCTGTTTTCATGTCGGGTAATCTTTAGGGTCGATAATTTCAACACGTTCTTCAAGTTGATTTATTCGGGCAAGATTTCGATGTTTAACGCCCTGATAACCTTTTGGAAAAAGTGATTTTGAACTATTGCAATCGTCCTCCACAGTTTGCCATCCGTCCGTTTTTTTGTCGAGATCAGTCAGCTCCCACATCTTGCGATCAGGGTTTGCAGGGTTTGGCTTGTGTAATCCCGCTTTTAAAGTTCTAATGACAGAACTTAAATCAGTTAATCTTTCCATTATTCAAAACCCCTTTCCGCTGTAAATACTCTTGATGCGGGATGATTTACAACTGGTTCTTCTTTTTTGAAAAATTTCTTGTCGTTAGGTTTATATACATCCTTATAACCCCCGATAATTGCCATTTCTAGCGATCTAATCTGCTCATCAAGGGTAAACGATCTTAAAGTCTTGAAAATGCGTTGCGCGACCTTCTCGCTACAGGTTGCTTTTTTCTTATGTCTTATTGGCCACCATTCAACAATTAAATCTGCGTGTCTTTGTAAATCATCAGGAATTAATTCTTTTTTGATCTTTGCAGAAGAAAAAGGGTCAATTTTTTTCTTTTCCTTATTCTTATTAATAGAATCTATATTAGAGAATTTATCTGCGCTCTCTTGTTTTTTTTCTTTTGTTTTTTGTGGCGAACTTTGTTCGCTTGATAAATTCAGGGTAGCATACGGTGTCAACCCTTTTGATGCTCGAAAAAGCATATCATTGATAAAAGTAGCCATAGTCTGATGTTCTGGTTTAATTGGTTCTAAAAGAGCGACAATTTGTGGCTTGATTTGTACACGAATTGGTTTGTTTGTGGTCATAATTGGTTTAATTCATCCACACAATGGCACAAAATGGCAAGGTGTCAATATTGAATATTTAATATTTGTTCATATTCTCATTATTAAAATTGCAACGATGTTTTTTAAGATCGACTTCGACCCATTCTTCGCCATTAAAAACAATCCAAAGTTGTCTTTTAACGTCAAATTCAATTCGACCCGCTTTTGGTTCTTCTTCTTCCATTATTCGACTTTATATTCTTGATCAGCTACATCTTCGCAAACATCGCGCATAAGACAAGAAAGTGTTTTTCCTTCAATAATCGCGCGTGTCTGTAATTCTTTTTTTGTTGCGGGTTTAACAAGTACCTGAATCAGTTCAGAATACTTGTCAGCGTCCGCTGTTCCCTTTTCTCTATTCGCCATTTACTGAACCTCCTGTAATGATTGTTTGATCGCTTCAAGTTCTGCAATCTCGCTTCTTAATTTTTTTACTTCTGAAAGTTTTTCTTTCAGGATTTGTTGTCTACCTAGCAATCTTTGATTGTTTTCCCAGATAGCTTTTTTTGTGAAGTTACCCATTTTTACCTCTTTTTGTTTTTATGGTCTTTGCGCATTTTGTTAAATGCTTTTGATTGTTCAGGTGTCATGCCGTAAAAGTAATTTAATAAATTACCCTCGTATTGATCGAAAAGTTTTTCAAGTTTTTTATCCATTGTTTTTTCTCCATTGTGGATTGTATGGTCTAGCTTGCTTGAAAATGTCAAGAACATTTTCTCGCTGTTGTTTTGTAAATCTATCTCTAAAGTCTGTTCCGAAATAAATTGTGTTATCAAGGGCAAGGTATAAAGATGTTGCCTGATCGGGTGTAAGGTTTAGTTCTAAGTTGTCCATTGTTTAGTCCTCCTAAATGTTGTCGTATTTTTGTTTGATTCTTGGGTCAAGATTATCAATCCAAGCCTGTAATTTGACGTAATCTGTAACATCAGGAACCATCGTGCCATCTTCTTCGCGATGCCATCTTGGGTATTCATCAGTTGTAGCTTTTGTGTTGTACATTTTGTTTGATTTGTTTGCTTACATTCCTATTATAATATAATTAAATAGATATGTCAACAAATTCATTTGACTAATTTGGTAAAATAAAAAAACTACAAAACAAACTCTTATGGCAATTTTAGTCGGGCAAAAATATGCAATCGGGCAATCAGTCAAAAAAATTTCTTACACTTCATCAGCTATCCCCCCACGCTATCGCAACGGTAAAATTACAGAAGTATTCACTAAAACAAACAGCGCAGGGTCAGTTCATTACTATTACAAAGTTTTATGGGATGACAGCAGAAGATCAGAACACGCGCAACACACATTACGCCCTTTAGATTGATATTTCTTGCGGTATCTTATTCTGCCCTACTGTTCTAAATTTCCTGAACCTTTTGCTTTCTACTTCTCTAAACATTTCAACGTGCGATACACATTCTTGAAATTCAATTAGACCTTCAAAAACACCACATCTTAAAAAAAGATCAGATCGACCTTTTATTGGGAAAAAGTCAACCTGATAAGAGCCACACGGCGAAAGTAAAGAAGGCGTTTCAATCATCGAAAAAATCATCGTCTTCATAATCGTATTCGTGGTTTAAATACTTGTCATCTTCATCGCCAAAAACATCGCGTATTGCCTGCGCTTCTCTTTGGCTATCAAGCGCGGCTTGATGATTGTGTAGAAAACTATCCATTTTTATCTTTCCAATGTTGTAATTCAAGATCAAACCTCGCAAGCATTATCAATTGTTCTTCTCTTGTATATTGCGCTAATATCTGCGCCTGTTCCTTTCCTGAAAACTTTTTTAATAACCAAGGCTCTTGAAAAAATAATTGTTTCTGCATTTTTATCAAACATTTAAGAACTGCATCGCGTTGTTCATCGGTCATGTTTTCTGTAATGCGTAAAAACTGTTGTTCAGCCCTTCGCGATGTTTCTTCATCCCCGCTTGAAAATCTATATCTTTTCATTTATATTTGCCTTCCCATTCGTTATATTCATCGAACATATAACCATCAGAATTTGCACCTTCGCGGACAGATGCAAGCGCCGCATCCCGAACATTTTCTTCAACCATTTCTGCAAGTACTTTTAAACTTTTTAAAGAATCAAGTTTTCTTTGTACTTGTGAAATTTTTCGTGTAGCGTCTTCGCGCCCATCGCGCAAATCGAGTGTTGCATATTGCAATTCGCCATCAGCAATAATTTCTTCAGCGTGGCTTACGCGGTTCAATGGGGCGTTTTTAAGATGTTCAGTTTGCTTTGCAATACGACCCCCAACTACTAACGCAAGTAATTGATTTAATGATTTGAGTTGCTCTTGATCTTTCATTGGTTTATTCATAAGTCTGGACTTTCTTGAAACTTAACGTATTCTTCATCAGGTACAACTTGCATTTTCCATTTACCAACGCAATCTTGAGTAAAACCACCCCTCCAATTAGGATTTTCTTTGTCGTACTCATAATCAGTTAGCTTGTATTCTGTCTCTTCTTCAATGCAACCAGACTCAAGGCGTTTACGGCTTCCTTCTGAAAAACAAGATGAAGGCCAAATAATATTGTTAATATCCCATCTAATTTGTTTTAGTCTTTCTTCAAGTGCATACTCATTGTTGGCATAAAGTTCGATAGTAATTTTTCTCATCGCAACACCTCGCAAGCTGCTTGAATACCCGCCGCACAATCGTTGCGGGTCATATCGGTCAATGCCCCATCGAATCCCAAATAAAAGATTCCTGTCGCGCACATAACCATAAAGAAATTTGTCATCGTGCTACCTCCAAAATTGTCTTTCCGCCTAGTTCGTCTAGCTTTTGATTGATTACCCAACCTTTAAGATTTTTAAGTTGTTCGTGGTTTTCTGGAACCCCTACAGTTTCTAAATATTGAATCTGTATAAGAACCAATTCCATAACAGCTTTTGTTTGTTCGTTAGCCATTGGTTTAGTTTGTTTGATAACAATTTAATTATAATAAAATTAAAATGTAATGTCAACCCTATAATTCATGTTATATATTAAGGGCATGGCTAAAAAGGCAACTAATATCGAAATTGATAGACGTATACATAAAATATACGATTTGCTTCTGCTCGGAAATTCAAAAACGCAAATCGCTCGATACTGCGCGGAAAATTATTCAGTAAGTCTACGTCAAACAGAAGAATATTTATCACGCGCTCGCATACTACAAGAGCAAGATGCACAGCTAGAGCGTCCACAATGGCTCACAGGGGCAATCGCCAGACTTGCAGATTATGAACGCCGCGCATCAATGGAAAATCAATTGCAAACCGCTATTCGTGCCGTAGAAATGCAGGCAAAATTATTACGCTTTGATATGTCAGCATGAGCCTTATTTCTGATGTCTGTGAAAAACAACCCCTCCTCGATTTTTTAAGTCCTCCTGATGAAAAAGATACAGAGATAATATTAGAGCGTGTGTTATCTGATCTTCATGCGGGGCAACTATCGTTTGTAAATGACACAGAAACAGAAATATTGGGCTTATGCGCGGGTTATGGATCAGGTAAAACGCGATCTCTATTGGCAAAGTGTTTGCACCTGTCATTATTAAATCAAGGCTTCACGGGCATTGTATTAGAGCCGACACAGCCTTTAGTTCGTGATCTCTTTGT